ACGATCTATGATTTCGATGATACGAGTATTACAGCTTTAATTTATTACGATAATGGAACTACAATAGAACAAGTTGCCGGAACTTCTACAGGGCTTGTTGGTAAATTGGATTCAGGTTATACAGACTTTGGAGAAGCTATCTACTATGAAATTATTGATAGGTGGAGGGCTTTCACTGAAATGGATGCTTTCTCAAAAGATATAAGTGGTCTTGCTGTTTTATCTGATAAAGCCACCGGATCTTTAATTCAATACCAAACAGATTCAATGATTGATAACAAATGGGAAGATATTGGGAACATAGAAGAAAAATATGTCACATTATTCCCCAATTTAGGGACAGAAGATTTTAACGAAGTTCGGTTGAGAACAACTGGATATTCAAGTGGTAATCCTATGAGGTTCGAGGGTGTTGAATTACTTTCAATAACAAATAAAGGGTTAGATAAAAATTAATATGAAATTATCCGAGCTTTTTCTAAACAGATATTTATATAAAGACAACAATCAATCTATGGAAACAAAGGATTCTGTTTTCAATTCTATTGATAACTCTGATACTGAACCAGCTTCCATCCCTGCGGGTGGTAGTGCTCAGGATATAAATACTGGAAATGTTCAAATTGATGGAGGTCAGTTGGAGCCGGGGACTTACCCTGTTACTACTCTTGATGTTTCGAACTGGGGCTGGGGGCAGACATGTGTTTTTTCTTCGACTGATTTGAATACTGTTTCGTGGTTGGCAGGAACTTTCACTTCTGCTAACGGAGTATCTTATTCTATTGGTGCAAATAATACTGGGAATATGGCTGCTAAAACTTATATATATTTAGATGTGAATGTTTCTATAACTGAATACCAAAAAACGACCACTTCTTCGACTTCTGTTGGAGTTGGGAAAGTTCTAATTGCAGTTGCTGAAAATGATACAACTGATGCTACTTATAATTTACAGGAAGCTAATCAAATAGTTGCTGATAATATTCTAGCCAACACGATTGATGCTTCGAAGATGAATGTAGGTCAACTATCAGCTATATCAGCTAACATAGGAGATATAACTGCTGGAACAATTACTGGGCTAACTATTACAGGGGGAACAATTAGAACAGCGGCTTCAGGAACTAGACTTCAAATGACAAATGCCACACAGAGGATGGATGGGATAAACGCCAATGGTGATGTAGTTTCTAGTTTGAACTGGAGCTCAACATCAATTGCTGTCTTGAAATTAGCTCCAACCTATGATGCTAGAAGAGCCTTAGAAATTGCAATTCCAGCTTCTTTTGCTGGAGTAGGAGCAGAAGCAGATGCAAAAGCAATTACAATAGATAATGCTGCTGATTCAATTAGTATAGATATAACTGATGGAGGTTTAGTTGGATTAGAAATAGCCGGTTGTGATACATCTGCAATTAAGTTGAAAAATAATTCAACCAATGCAGCATTAATAGATTTGACAGGTGCTAACAGTGGAACTTATCCAATAATAGATATGGTACAAGATGGTGCTTCTACAAATAGTTATGGGATTAGAATTGTTCAAGGTACAGCAGCAGCCAAAGAAGGTATTTATATTGATGATAATGCTTCATCTCATTTGTCTGAATCAATTTTTATAGATAGGGATAGTAACTCAACATCAGATGCAGCAGCAATAAAAATCAATAGTGATAATGCAGGAACTGGAGAAGCTATAGGAATTGATTTTAGTAGTTCATCTTCTCAAAGAGTAATAAAAGTCGCAGCAGATACAGGAGGAATAGGAACTATTGCTGGTAGAATTACAATTATGGTAGGTGGTTCAACGAAGTTTATACCTTATTACGATGCCCCTTAATTTGCTTTAACAAAATTTTAACAATATAATTAATAATAACAATATGTACCCAAATGTAAACTTACAACCCGGACAAAGAGGACCAGAAGTTGAGAAACTTCAGAATTTTCTGATGTCACAGGGTCTTTTGACTCAAGAACAAATAAAAACTGGACCGGGTATATATGGTCCTCAAACGAAGCAGGCAGTAACCTACTGGCAAGAAATAAACGGTGTAGATAATACTTCCGGTCCCGGATACTGGGGTCCACAGTCTATAGGAGTTGCTTCGGGTGATGTTTCTGGACCTACTTCAGCTACAGGTGGTCCATTTGATTATTTAAGAGATAAAAATCATCCATTCTATTCACCATCAAAGCCAATAACTCCTGCAACCCCAGCAACTCCTGCACCGCCTGCACCACCAACTCCAGTTCAACCTACACAGTATGCAGGTGGGCTACCTCCAGACGACCCATCAAATCAATACAATACACAGACTGGGCAAATGAATCCGCTTTTTGGTAGTGGTTCTGGTAATATTCCTGTTGATGGGGGACAACCTTACTCAGATGAGGAATATGAGGAAGCTCTAAATAATAATCCGATCATCGCAGAGTCAGTGGCTAAAGGAAATACAGCAGCAGACCTCGCTTACGCTGCTGAAACTGGAGATTATAGTGGATTAGTTAACCAATTTGGGCAACCTTTTAGTTTAGAAGACCAGCAAAAAGCTTTAGCAGATGCTACGGAAGATAATAGATTATACTACGAAGCTCTACAATCTAAAGAAACGGCTGATGCAGAAGGGGCTTTAGCTCAACAAAAAGCTGACTACCAAGATTACTTATTGACTTCCGGACAACAGTTCGAAGCGGATAAGGCACAATCTGACCAGACCGCAAAGGATAGAGGAGTATTATTTTCAGGGGGGAGAGTCCAGAAAGAAAGGAATTTGGAAAGAGCTTACAGGCAAGACGAAGCTTCTACATTGGCTTCTACTGCTAGGGGTATAGGGGATACTGCAAGAGATTTTCAATATAAATACGGCAACGAGGAGGCTAATAAACTTAGGAGCAACTACAACTTAGGAGGAAATACTTTTAATGCCAGTACAGCTAGGGGAGGAGTAGGTTCAAGTGGTCTATCGAGTATCTATAATCCAAGTCAATATAATTATCAGGGGACACGGAAGGTTGAAAGGAAGACAGCTGCAAATAAGAGAGCTGCTGGTTATCTTTGGAATAAGGGAAATAAATTATTAGCATCGGGGTATAGTAATAAATATTAATATGACATCAATAATGGACTCTATAAGTAAATACTATTCAAACTCAAAACCTTTCGATCCGATTGCTTATTTACAACAGCAAAGACAGTTACCGAACGGAGGAGGGAGTTACAACGTTGCCGATTCAGCCGGTGGTCCAACCTCTAATGTATCAAGTGGATTATGGCAAGGTCCCGTTAGACCACCTGTTGTAGAACCACCAGTTGTTGAACAACAACCGTCAGTTTTTAGTCAGCCTGTTGCTAATCAGCAAGCACCCGCTACTAATCAACAACCTCCAGTAAGATCCAAATATATAAATCCAGCGACAGGTGAATACTATACTCCACAAGAATATGCTAATAGTGTTGCGATGAAAATTCCAGCAAGCAAAGGAACTGGTGATATTCCGCAATATGCAGGAGATGCTGTGACTAAGCCAGACGAATCAACCCCAAGTCTAACTGCTCGTGCAAGAAATTTAAGTAATACAAGAAATGATATTGCAACAGGAACTACCGACCCTTACAAAGTTGGGACTGAATCAGGAATTGCATACAGCCCTGCTGAATTAAGTGCAATTGAAAGTGCCTATGCTGGTATTTACGACCCAGCTTTGAATGATGTATTTGAAAGATTAAAAACAAGAGAGGACGAACAAAAAAGGAAACAAGAAAGAGAAGATAAAAGAGAAGATAAAATCTTTGCTACCAACGAAAGTATTCGAGCATGGAGAGCTACGACTGGAACGAAAAGTGGTAGTGATGAAGTTAAGTTCACTAATTCAAACATACTGAACGGAGCTTCGAGAGCAGGTTTAACTCCAGAAGAATTTGGAACACTAGATCCTGATATTAAAAACTACTTTGTAAATCCTCCTAAACTATATGATCATTTCGAAGACAAAGAAATTCCTGTAACTTTGGCTGTAAAAAGAATCATAGCAGAATTTAAAGCTAGTGGTTCTAAAGAAGATGCTATTGAAAATCTTACAAGTATTGGATTACCACCAGGTGTTACAGCTTATTTAATCGGGACATTACCAAACTTATCTGAAGAAGAGAAACAGTCTTCTATTGCAAAGTTTTTGAAATTTTTCGTTAACTTCATTTAATTAGATATGACAACATCTTCTCGATACAGTTTAATAAAACCTGATGAAAAAAAGGTTGCAACTACTACAAGTAGATATTCACTAATATCTCCTATTTCTGATACTCCTACACCAACTCCAGAACCAATTACAACTCCAACTCCAGAACCAATTCCAACTCCAGAACCAACTCCTTTATTCAAAAAAGAAGATAATTTGTTAACTAAAGCAGGGAAATATATACTACAAACTAACCCATTTATCCCAGGGAATTTATTTGACCAAGCGAAAAAGCAAGTAACTCAAGCTGGAGTTGAAAAGACTTTGAATACAGAGATTGGTAAGAAAATTATCGGAGGGGTGTCTGAAAAAACTGAAGATATTCCACTGAAAATTGCTTCTAATATACAAGCATTAAAACCAGAAGTTACCTACGAAGGTGCTTATAAAAAATGGAGTGAAGCCAAAGCTAACCCAGAGAATCCTGTTTGGAAAGATTTTCTATACAATTTACAAGGAACTGGTGCACAATCATTGATTGGTGTTGCTATGTCATTTATTCCCTATGCCGGGAAACCATTAGCGGCTACATATTGGGGAGCTCTATCTGCTAACGAGCAACTGGAAGAAAGAGGGAAAGTAGAAAGTTTTGGAAATATTGGTATTGATGTTGCAGGAGATATGATATTAGGTAATTCGTTAGAAGGATTATTTAAACCTGGAGTTGCTTCATTAAAGAAAACACTATTGAAGAGTGGAATTATTGAAGGTAGTACGGAAGCCTTGCAGTCATTATTGAAATATGGGAATGATTATACTAACGCTAAAACTCCTGAAGAAAGACAAGTTGTTCTTAGTGAAGCAAAAAATTATATAACGAGTGGTGGTATTCTAATGGAAGCCGCTGTGGGAGCTACTGTGGGAGCAGGAATTGGAGGAGGAGTTTATGCAGCGAAACAATCAAAAGAATTGTACGAAGGTATGACTCCAGAAGAAAGACAGGCTGGTTTTGTTAAAATTCCAACAGGTGATTCTCCTAAAGAAACTGCTCAAGGGATTCTTGATTTGGGAACCAAAAATCTACAATCTGATATAGCTGAAACTATAGAACCGTTGGAAAAAGTGTTAATGGCAGATGAAAGAACCCCTATCAAAGAAAGAGTAGGTTTTCTTGATTATTTTAGAACCCCTTGGAAAGTATATGAAAAGATGGGGATTAGAAAACCATATCAAAAAGTAATGGAGACTTATGAAAATTATGTTTTAGAATTACCTAAAAATATTGATAAAGTTACGGCTTGGTCGAACCGAGTTTCACAAGAAGCTAATGAAAAGATTTTTCGTTTTTTAGATGGAGAGAGTGTTATTTTAACTCCAGAGGAAACTAAAGTTGCTGGAGAAATAAAAGCTTGGTTAGCAGAATGGGCTGATAAATTAGGTCTGGACCAAGATGCTAGGATTTCTGAGTATATTACTCACATTTTTCCATTTGGTAAAGGCGGAGAAATTCCAGAAGAGATTGCTTTACTAATCAATAGAAAGATTCCAGGAAGTGTTTTTAACCCATTTCTATTACAAAGAAGGGGTGAGGAAGGGTATTTGAAAGATACTTGGAAAGCTTTGGATGCCTATACAAAACGAGCCACTAGAAAAGTTCACATGGATCCCGCTCTTGAAGAATTAAAAAAATCAACAGATAAAATGACTGACACAAGTCAGTTGAATTATATTAATAGAAATGTAGGGGCTATTAATTTACGCCCCACAGAATTAGATACCTCTATCGACAACCATATTAAAAATACTTTTGGCTATATATTAGGAGGGAGACCAACTGCTGCGATAACTAGATCTGTCAGAAAAACAATTTACAGGGCGAAAATTGCAGGGTCTGTAGTTTCTTTTGCTAAAAACTTAACTCAAGGAGTGAACACTTTTGCGGAACTTGGACCACAGTATACAACTTATGGTTATATTGATTTGGTAAAATTTGGGAAAAAAGAATTAGAAGAGAACGGAGTATTAATTTCACCTTTTGTTGAAGATAGAACTTACAGTGCTGTGAAAAAAGCGGCAGAAAAATTTGATAATGCTCTTTTTGTAAATATGTCTGCTTCAGAACTTGTAAACAGAGGTGCTGCTTATTATGGTGCAAAAGCTAAATTTCTTGATGGAAAAATTACACCGAAAGAAGTTAAAATTGGTCTAAATAAAACTGTAGTAGAAGGTTATGAACCAACATTAAAAGATGCAACCGAGTATGGAAAATATATTGCAGCCAGAACACAATTTAGATTTAGTCCGGTTGATACACCAGTCGGTCTAAGTAGTGATATTGCAAAAACGGCAGCACAACTTCAAACCTTTGGACTAAAACAAGCTGAGTTTATTTTATCGATGAAAGCGAATAAAGAATATGTAAAATTGGTTAGATATATGTTAAGTTCAATGCTTCTATTTGCATATATCGGGTCAGCTTTCGGAATGAAATGGGATGATTCATTTAAAACTTTAAGATGGGGATACCCTCCAATAATACAATTTATAATAGATCTAGCTCAGAAAGGAGTTTTTGGAAAAGATAAATACGGGAATAAATTAGACCCAATGGAAAGAGTAAAGGGAGTTGGTGGTTCATTGTTTACAAACATAGTTCCAGCTGGTGCTCAATTAAAAAGAAGTTACGAGGGATTAAAAGCAGTTAGCGAAGGAGCCTCAAGAAGTAAGGGTGGAGCTTTTCAGTATAGAATAGACCAAACTCCAATGAATTATATTAGAGGAACATTGTTTGGGAAAGGAAATTTACCACAAGCACAGGACTACTACGACAAAAAAGATAAAAAATCTTCAAATAAGAATAAAGGTAGATATTCGGTCATATAAAAAACACCCTTTTTAGTATTAAAAAAAATATGTAAAATGGGTGTTTTTTGTGTCCAATAAAACCAAGTAGTCGTTTATATGGCTCTTACCGATAGTCTTCTTAATTGTAATAAGAATTACTTAATAAGAATTTCTATAGCTGTTTTTACACATACAGAAACATATTTTCGATGAACCCAGTAATATATTTAATTATAAAATTACTTCTCTAAACATGCAAGGATAAGAGGTGTAAAATTCAGTGCTGTTTTCTCGAATCCATTTAACGCTATCTCTGCTAAAAAGATCTTCTCAGCTCTTTCTGAAATTTCGGAAGTTAGTGTTATTTTTCTAGCTTTTGCTGTTTCAGATAAAACCAATCCGAATTCAAAGGCTAATAACAGGGTCTTGGGTCCATATACAGGTAGTCTATATAGGGCAATTGCTTTTATTATCTTATTTACCATCTTTTTTTGGGGTTACTGGAGCGGGTTTTGGAGCTTGTTCAGCTATATTTTTATCTGGAGTTTCGACTTTCTCCAAGCTACCTAAAATTTGGGCTATCTGCATTAACACAGCACCTACTATAGCTGGAGCAATTTGTACTTTTAATGCTTGCACCATTTCGTCTCTTGTTTTTTCGTCTAGTTTTAACATAATTTTTTTCTTAATATTTTAATAACGTCCATCGCATCACCACGTGCATCGTGAGTTACATCTCCTTCAATTTTTAATTCTTTTTTTAATTCACCTAATGATTTTAATTCTGTATCTTTGAAATCAATAAAGACAGATCCAGGATCTATCATTCTATACTTGAAAAATCCTTGCAACCAACTAGGAAGAAATTGATAATCGAACGAAGCTACATTTTTACCAGCTAATGTAATTATTTCCATTCCAAAATTATCATGTAGAAACTTTATAATATTTCTTCTAAAATCATATCCATTCATGTCATATACTTGATAATCAGCTTTAGTTCTCCCTGAAAGTATATCGAAGATCCAACTATTCATAGTGATTCCATAAGCACTTCCGGTATATTTATCATCAGGGTTTAAAAAATAACAGGTGAAATGAGGTAGCATTACTACAGGAATTTCTGGGTGTTCTGTGTCCTCAACAGCCATCGATAGCATAAGTATATTTTCTGGAACCATTGGTTCTAAACAGGTTGTTTCTATATCTAGTGATACGTATTTCATATTTCTTTAAGGAAAGATTGGTAAGCGTCCGAAATCTCAGTCGCTACCTTAACTATTAATTTTTCCATCTTTTCTATCTCTCTTTCGTCAAAATTTCGATGAAATGACACTATTTTGCCCGTAATGTTCACTTTTTTCTCGTTTTCTCTCCAAAAATCGTCTGTTTCGACCGAAACATCCTTAGTTTGGATCCAAACTAGGTCACAATACTCCGGAATTTCTCCATAACTGTATTTTAAGGCAGTCGCATAGAAGAGTAATTGACCGTGTTTTATGACTTTCGCTTTGGTCCAGGGAATTTTTCCAGTTTTATATTCCAAAAATACATTGTTTATTGAGTCGTAACTATCTATGTACGATAAAATTGGTACTCCCAGAATATCTGTTTTTATCTCAAACTCCGGTGAGTCGTAAACTTCCAAGTCAGGAAGTAATTCTTTATGCTTCCCTTCTTCGATCATTCCAGCGATTCCTTTCCCGAACCTCAAATACTTGGTATCTAATTTCTTACCACATTCGAAGTACTCTCTTCTGTAGCGAGTAGGATTTGATTGCCAACAAGTTAGTTGGGACCAAGACAGGTGGGGCTTTGGTAGTATTAATTTATTTTTCATTTTCACTTGTTAAAATTGCTTCTTTTAATTCATTCTCTTTCTCCATAATTACTCCAGCTAAATCTATCTTATCTTGGTCTGTTAATTTAACAGAAACTTTCACTTGATTAATTATCAAATCTAGTGCTTCTAAACTTAGACATGACTGGATTGCTTGGGTAGCTTTAGTCAGAGCGACAGAACTGACTGGTGATGGTTCTGGAACTGGATCAGGAGTAACTGTAGTACTTGGAGTTGTCATAGGTGTTGGAACTGTAGTAATTGGAACAGGGTTTACTGTAGCAATTGGAGCAGGAGTAACTGAAACACCGGGAGTTACTGTTGTAGGAATTGGAGGTGTTGGAACAGTAACAACTGGTTTCTTTTCGGGTTCTACTTTTCTTTTACTGATGTTGAAATACTCCTTCCAAAGTTTATTCATGTGAGGGGCGATAAAAGCATGAGCTTCGTCAGGGTTCCCTGCTCTCACTACAATTTCAGGTTGGATATTAGCATAATCTCCAGTTGGAATAACCATTTTGATAGCATAGCTAACCATTTCTGGTCCTTTTTTAGATACTCTCTTCTTTTTAACTACTTTCTTTTTAGTAGCTACTTTCTTTTTTACTATTTTTTTTGCGGACATAGTTTTTATTTTTCTTTATCTTTTAATTGAATTATTTCTACTAATTTACAAGTTTTACAATACCTTATTGTCTCATGATGGACAACACCTGTACTGGCATTTATTTGTCTTTCAGCATCATTATAATGCCAGTCGTGAACATGTGGTCCTGATGACATATATTTATAAATTATTTTTAGTAAATCTTAGAGAAGGGTTTTCGACAAATGTTGCTTCTCCGGTACTTTCTTCTGTTGCTTTTTGAGCCTTGAATTCTTCGTTTAGTTCCTTAACTTTAGGTGTATAGGTCCAAGTTTTTAGCTGTGTAATTGAGAACTTACCGACAGCTGTTTCAACTTTTGACTCTTCGTTTTCTTCCATTTGTGCCATTATATTAGCTTTAATTTCGTCTTTTTGAACTTTTAAAGCATCTATTTGGGCACTAATGACTGCGTATTGATCGTAATTATTTGACATATTATTTTTTATTAATTAGCTTTATAAATTGATAAACATTTGTCTAATTTTTCATTGTATCTTTCTTCAATAATTTCATATTGGTAAGCAAATAGTACACAATCTGCTTTTTTCCCTATTGTTTCACATTTACTATCCCAATCATTTGAATAAGTTTTATGTGAATTTGCTTTACAGGTAGTATATGAACTTTCTCTTGAGATCTGATTTAACATTTCAGTTCTTCTTTCAGTTGTTGCCATTCTCTCTCTTGTTTCTAATGCTTCCCTAGGAATAGAAACTAATGCTGTGTATAAAAACCATAATATTATAAAGAAAGCTAATCCAATCAATATTCTATTTAGATATTCTCGTATAAATGTTTTCATATTAGTTATTTTTTATTAATGTAGAAATCTATAATCAATCTAAAGACTTCTCCTTCTGTTAATTTCTTCCTTCTTGCTTTGGTTTGTACGAATTTCTTTTGGTCCTCTCTAACTCTTGTATTTACTCTGACCATTGGTTTTGTTTTCATTTTTTTATATTTGTATTATTTTCTCTGATAATTTCTCCGCTACCGACCTATTTATGGAGATTACTCCTTTGTCTCTTAAATCAACTATCTCCTTAAATCTTATTAAACAAAACTCGTCTTTGAATTTTATAATAAGGTAAGAAGGTAGAGGGGGTATGCTTGCACCGTCACATGGTTTTGGTCTACTGATTTCGTCAGACCACTTCCAGACTAATCCATTCTTTTCTGTCGCTTGTAGTCCATCCCACTGGACCTTTTCGATCTTACTGAACTGGAAACTTTCTGTCATTGTTTGCTTTAATTCGTAGAAGCAGTAAAATTGTTTCTTTCGAAAATACTGGTTTAGAATTGTGTTCCATTTTGATTCTCTTTTCATATCTATTATATTCTAAGTGGGTGTCGGTGTCAACACGACTTATCCACAGTTAAATATTTAATGTTAATTTCTCCTGAAAATCCATTCCTGACATTATCGAATTGTGGCAATCTTCATCGCATCCTTTTACGACTAAATGGATATAAAGATTTTTTTTCAACTTATTAGCTCGAAGCACTCGACCTGTACTTTGCTCATAGTCCACGAATCGGAACGACTTACTGGCATAAATTACACACGGGAAAGTAGGGAGTTCGTAGCCGGAAGAAATTGAACACTGAGCTACAATAATATGTGGATCCGAACTATCATTTACTTTTTTTATAAAAGTTCTATCTTTAGTCTGTCCGTTTAGAACTGAAACATTATAACCTTCCTTTTTCAAATGCTTTTCGATCTCGTATATCTGAGCTGTGTAGTTGGCGAATACCAGTAATTTTGGAAACTCCAGAGCTCTTTCTAAAATATAGTCGATTTTCTTAGACTTGAATATTTTAGTCTCACTGGTCATTTTATCGGTTTTTTGGTCCAAAGTATCAATTTTCTTCCCGTATAGCACTCCATTCTCTATTGTACGTAGTCTGGCTCGCCTCACCAGTGGGTCTGCTTCCGAAAACGTCATATCTATTACTGCACGCTTCTGCTCGGCTGTAAGGTCAATTTTGACTGTCTTATGGGTCTGTGGAGGTACATCAAAGAAGTCATTTAATCCCCCTGTATATCCGAAATGCTGAACTAACTCTGCCAATCTCTGTTTTGAAGCTTCATCTTTCTTTGCTATATAAATTCTTCGCAACCCCATTCTTATTTGAGTGTAATAAATTTCACGGAATTTTCTGAAATCCCAGGTCTGCCCCATTAGAATTCCAATACCCCACATAGCCATGGGTTTCGGAACTGGAGTAGCGGATAGTAAATATAATCTCTTGGGGGGATGTTTCACGAGAAACTTCTGAGTGGCTTCGAATATCTGAGAAGTTTTAGGTTTCTGGATTTTATTTTTCTGAACGAAAGACGGAAGAATTCCTAAATTATTGTGGCACTCGTCTATAATTACAGTATCGTATTCTGGTAGAATATCCCAATCTCTTCGGAGATCTTCTTTACTGATTACCATAATCCCTTTTTTTGTTTCCCATTTTTTATTCTCGTTCTGCCATGTTTTATCATCTCTTGTTTGTTTCGGACAAATAACTAAAATATCACCCTCTGCCATTTCTAAAGCAGTTCTGGTTTTACTCGCACCGGTACCTAAAAACAATCCACATTGAAGTAGGTCTTCGTCTATAATCTTTTTTTGATGTTCGTAAAGTGGTGGTATCATTTTATTTAAAAATCAACGTTGATAGGATTAAAAGGATTGCTATTTTTTACCCAATGAGGACTTAATTTTATTCCAACAAATTTCGCTTCCGACCCAGCGAAGGCTCTTGGTTCAAAAGTAAATCGATCTTCCTTAGCTCCGTAAGCTCTCGCTTCTTTTGTGAAAGTTATATTAGCTTTCATTTTTCTTCCACCGTCCGACAAACTCCATTTCTTATATTCAGCATATAGATGAGGGGCTTCAATATATTCGTCAGGATCAAGAACAATGCACTGTGATAAAAATCCTTCTACCGATGAGTTCTCTTCTCGGTACTCGTCCAACATCCTAGTCTGTTCCATAGTTACAATAAAACTTCCTTCGTCAGCCAAGCTACAAGCTCCCTCGATCATCCAGTTCAGAATCCCTGGAAGTTCCTGAGCCAGTAGTCCCACACTGGATCGTAGTTTATAATTCGGGTTCTTTCGGTAGTTGTTCAGGAATTGAACAGCACAAATTCTTCTTTCAGTAGCAGTAGAAGTATCGTCAACTCTCGGAAGTAAGTTTACAGAGAAGGCGAATTTAGCTTGAGGTCGGAAAGTAAATTGGTCTTTGTATTTAATATCAATTGTAACCTGCTCTCCAGAAATTAACTTCTTCAATTTATTACTCTGATAGTAATTCCCATGAACCTCTTCGATTATATTCAATCGCCTACCTATCAGCCCTTTGAACCCAAAAGTCCCGTACAAACTTTCAAGGTCGATATGAGAGGTGGCTTTCGGACCAATTACCATAGCGATTGTATCAATGAAAGTTGACTTCCCGTTCCCCCCGTCACCCACCATAAACAAAGCTCGGTCGTACAACATTGAAGAAGATAGACAGTAGCCGGTAAATTGTTGTAGCAGTTTTATCTTTTCTTCCATTTCATTTCCGGACATCCAATCGGTCATGCACTTTCTCCATATCGGACATTCTGCGGTAGGGTCAAAGTCAACTGGATACTGTATCAAGGACACATAACTCGGAGTATGAGGTATCAGTACTTTAGTATAGATATTCAATAAACCATTCTTTACATTAGCTATAAACCCCTTATCGTCTGAGATAACCAACAACGGAATTATTGATATAAGACAAGCGACCTTATCGGACACATTCTTTTTTGTCCTATAGCCCCAGAGCATATCGTCATACAATCCAGTCAGAACCATATCGGATAATTCTTGGTCGGACATCATTCTATAAACTCCGTCTTCATAAGTGAACACAATTCCAATTTCATTTTTCTTTAAGTGAGGATTGATAGCCAGTAGTTCTCTTTCGTAGTTCGAGAAGCGAACTTTGTCCTGCTCTTTTCTTTTTTTCAATACTGTGGTGTAGGCGGTTTGAATCTTCTGATTTTCATCCGGAGACATATTGTGAGCAATAATCTCGTTTTTGTAGGAATAAGTATACCCACTATTGAAAGCACTGTTCACTGTGTTCATAATCTCTTGCTTCCCACCATTTTCATTTTCTATCCCATACCAACCAACTTTTTCAATTTGTTCCAAAGCCCTTTTCTTGGTCCACCCCGCTTGTCGCATTAGAGAAGCAGTTATCAGAAGTGCATTGTTACGATTATTAGAGTTAGGTAAACTTTCAGGGTGAGCGGAAATTAATTTTTTGAAACTATCTCTTTCTTCAATCGGATATTCTTCATTCACTCTGTCAAAGAAATTTTTCTTCTCAGCTTGAGCCATCTTCTTTGCCTTATCGTTGGTGGGAGCTTTCTCAAAAGTAAGTGCTTGTTCTTCAACTATAGGAAAGACTTTTTCAACATCATCCAATGAGTATGTGTTCGCTTCTTTTTTATATATTCCTTTGATTTTAAATACTCCAGTAGTTCCTGTTTTATATTGTTGCCCTGTTTTTTTCCAGTAGAAAGTTTTAGGCACTCTTAGAATACGAGTTATGTCTTTTACTACCGGATCTGCTTTCAAGGTTCTTACAATACTTAGTTCTATCTTTTCCCAACGAGCAACAACTTCCTCCCAGTTTTTTATTTCTGATTTGAAAATAGGTTCATCCAAACACCAGTAAATATGGTACCCGTTCATTGTTTCCAAAATGAAAGTTGGGTCCAGCAATTTTTTTATCTGTTCCAGTTCTTTTAGATCTTTCCTACCATCTATATCTACGAAGAACGAGTTCAGTGATGAGCAGTTTTCTTTTTTAGCATTAGGAGAATCTTTAAAACCATTGACAGTAAAATAGCTCTCATATCCATCGATATTGAGTTCGTCTTTTCTCTCAGCACATGATACTGCAGGTCGTCCTTCCCCTGTGGAGTCTATGTATCTGTAAACATGGTCTGGAAAAAATGTTAAGAATATATCTTTGTTATTTTTTTCCATATATTTTTATAAACTTAGGAGCAAAATGAAAACAGCCAGAGTTCTCGGGCAGGAGGAGATGTAACAAACCCCCTTATGAACAATGACTGTTTTCGTTTTACTACTAAGTTTATTCTTTTTTTGGTATTGTTACATTTTTGCATTTTGCGATTGCTTTTTTATTCTATATTTTTTTTATTATAAGTTGTGAGTTCCTTTCAAGGACTATAAGTTGATTTCCATAAACATTTACAAAAGCATCAACTCCGAAACATGGTCTTTGATATATATCCAATCCTTGCCCCCATGTGTAATCGTCAAAGATCATTATACCGCCTTTCTTTAGAAGTGGAAATACGAGTACAGCATCTTCCAAAGTATCACTGGCAAGATGTGAACCGTCAATGTAGATGAAATCGTAGAAGAAATCTAAATCTTTTAATTTCTCACTTGATTTTCCTTTAAGTATACTTATTCTGTTTACATAAGATTTTGTATTTTCAACAAACCTATCAAGTAAATTTACTTCATCAGGAAGATCTTGCCCACCCACAAAAGTATCAACGACTGTTAATTTTGCATTGGAGTTTTCCAACATCCAAACTGAAGCTTTACCCTCATAACACCCTACTTCTAAGAAGTTAGTTGCTGTTTCCTTTAATGGTAAAACATACTTTTCGAAGTTATATTTACCGGTCATCTCAAACCAATTATTAGTGAACATTATTTTTGTTACATTATTTACTAAAAGGGAATATCTTCTGGATTTATTTCTCCTGTTGCACCTGTAGGTGCAGGTTCTGTAGGAGCAACAGCTTCTCCTGTTGTGCTTTGTGGTACAACTTCCAACTTAGGAAGAATAAGAGTATTTACCATATTGTGTAGGAAAGCGATTCTCTTGGTATCATCCCAAACCATTTCTCCTTTAACTTCTACCTGTTCCATATCAGGCATACCATTTGGAGTCTCTCTGGTGTAAGCATGTTTCAATGCTACTCCGTTTTGATTTATAAATAGTGAACTCTTCTTTTTTCCGTCAACCTCTTTCATACTTGGAGAAACTTTCATCTCCTGTGTTAGATCTACATTAGGTAGCATTTTTAGAAATGCTGTTGAAAAACTATTACTGTAAGACAACTGCAAGATATATAGTTCTTCATTATCTCTGAAACCAAAGTTCCAAGTTTTTCCGTAGGTTCCGTCTTTAACATTGATACTCTCCAACTTCCCTGTGAAGCTGTCATAAAACTTCTCGTGAACAGTATTATTAATTTTGTTCACTCTTGTTATAGCCCCCTCTGTTCCCTCAGGAACTCGTTGACAAAATTTGCCAGCTAAAATAGTAATGTAGTTCCCATCTGTTCTTTGTTCTAAACCCATAATTTTGTTATTTATTATTTATTATTAATGTTGTTTCTTCTATTGTTCGCCTGTTCTTTTAATGTAGCCCATTTACAGTTTTCTTTTGAGTAATTTCCATTTGTATCTATTCTCTCAATTGTTGTTTCTTTTCTACCTTGTTTATTAAGATGGATAAGATACTCTGAATACATATCATTTTTAAATTCTGTATAAGACTTCCATAAACATTTTATACCTCTACCTCCATATAAGTCAAAATTCTTTTTATATGGATATTTGCACCTACCTGTTAATTCGACCCATGTTTTTGCTAGACCTTTGTCTCTATTTTTATAAAGTCTATCTTTATTTTTATTTATTACTCTTTTGAATTTTTCTTTATTATTTTGATAGTATATTTTCATATACAATTTTCTTTTGTTATCGACCATTTGATTTTTTGATAGTTTACTATCATTTTTTAATTGGTAATCCATAATTGGATCAGATTTTGATCTCGGACGAGGAGAAATTTAATCTGTATATATTATACAGGAGTGCCTGTGTCGGTGCAAGGTTAAAACTGTGGATAACTATGTTAATAAGTGCATAACTTTCTACCCCAATTCTTTAGCCTTTTTTCTCCTAATTCTCTGCCAAACAAGCATTTTGTCAGCATATTTTTTATTATAAAACTTCTGTCTACACTGTTTACTACAAAATATTCTAAATCGTGAGTTCGGTAAATCTCCGTGACAAACTTTACAGTCTTTTCTTATTTCCATATTATTTTTTGGTTAATTGATAAACATAGGTCACCACAATTAATACTGCTAAAACAAAACTTGGTAATAATTGTAAAACATATATTGAACCCAAAATTATCGCACCCATAAATATATAATCTGCTGATTTTTCCATATATTTTAATTTTTAATACTAAACTTAACTCCACTTGATAATGTTGCTCTCAACCATTTATTGTGTATTACTAAATCAATTATTTTACTACTTGTATAATACTTAATCATTTCTACTGATTGTGAGTTGATTGCTTTTTGTTTCATATAATTAATAATTTGATTATAAATAAGGGAGTTCTTTTAATTCTGCTCCCTGAAAGAATTTTATAATTAAATAGAAGTGATACCTATTATCCGAAGAAAAGTCCATATCTTTTTCTTTGCCTCCTTAGTGAGTTTAACTTCTCTGTAGTTAGGTTCATTGATGAAAAACTTTCTTAAGTCTTTCCCCACTAAAATATAATAGGGAATGCAATAGTCATTTATCTCAATAATAGCATAGACCGTTTCGCTGGGAA